CTATTCAGGTTTGTCTGGTGCGTGTTTCTGGTTGAGCGCCGCGAGCTGTTCACTCATGTTGATGAGGATTTTGCGACTGTCTGCCCCCATCTGCCCCATTCGATTGAGGACTTCTTTGACACCTGCTTCCTTGAGAAGTTCGAGTGCGCGCTGCGTCTCGTCGTCGGCGTCAGCGGGGGCCGCTTCGGTGCCGGGTTTGGCGGAGAAGTCGGTGAGGAAGGAGCTGGAGCACCCGAAGAGCTTGGCCAGGGAGTTGATCGTCGCCAGCGTGGGGTTCGTTTCCCTGCCCGTCCGCAGCCGGTACACCGCGTTCCGGCTCAGCTGGCCACCCTGCTCAGTGATCTTCGCGGATATCTCCATGTCGCCGGGCTCATCCGGGTGCGTTCTGATCAAGTAGGTCAGGCGGTCAGCGAAGGTCGACCCCGGTTCGAGATCCTTCGGCTCCGTCATGGTGTTCCTCTCCAGCCCGAGCGACCATAGATGTAACTTAAAGTCAGAACAACGTCGCTCATGTCACATATACTTTACAGCCTAGCCGGTAACGCTGCCCCCCGGGTGACGCGATTGAGACCCTTCGCCAACGCACACGCACACCTCCAGCAACCTGGCCGCATAACAATTTTTTTCGGTCGCGAAATCGCGTTACGAACTACGGTATGGCCATATTTAAGCCGCCACTCTGGAATGGATTCGAGGGAATCAGGCACGGATTCCCCTGATTCAGGAGGGGCGTATGACTGGGGAAAGTATCGCGTCGGAGCTGACGACCGAAGGTCTCACGGGCCTACCGCCCGCAGCGGTCGACCCGAGCCCCGAACAGCGGCAATGCGCGATGGTCATGGGCGGTCTGTTCACCGCCTATCAGCAGTGCGGATTCACGCGGGCCGAAGCGCTGGCCCTGGTCATCGAGCACGCTCGCGGGGTTTCCGGCGGTGCCCGATGACCGTGACCATGATCGACACCCGCCAGGTGTGCGCCGTCCGGAAGTGCTCGACGGCGTTGCGCCCCGACTCCCCCGAGGTCGTGTGCGCGGCCTGTGTCGCCCGGCTCCGCGCCGGCCTGCGGACGCTGTACCGGCGAGGTCGCAGCGACCGGGGAGCGTCCATGCCGACGTTGACCGAGGAGGTGCGGTTCACCTCCGAACGCCAGGGCCGCGGCTCGAAGGTCTCCATCGGGATCGTGGTCCGGTCCAGCGAGCCGCAGGCTCCGCTGGCGGACCAGCGCGCCGATACCGCGCTGCGCGACCTCAAGACGACCTTGGTGTCCTGGCTCCGCTACCTGTACGACCGGTGGATGCCGACGACGGCCGTGTGCCTCGGGATCAGCGACGGCGAAGGCCTGCGCCGTCTGGCGCACGGGTACCAGCACGTCCCGCACTGCGCGCCCACCATCGAGGGCATGGCCGAGTACCTGGCGTTGCGGCCGACCTGGCTCGCCGAGACCCCGGAGGCCGGCGACTTGTACTCGATGGTGATGGACGGCATCGACAGATGCTGGCGGGCGATCGACCGGCGGCCGGATCGGCAGTACGCCGGACAGTGCGACGAGCCCGACCCGGACACCGGCGCGGTGTGCGGCGGCGACGTGTACGGCTGGCCGGACCGAAAGTTCGCGCGCTGCGCGGCCTGCGGCCTCACCTACGATGCCGCGTCTCGCCGGGAAGAATTGCTGAACTCGGCGCTGGCGCTCGAACTCACCGCGGCGGAGCTGTCGAAGGCGCTCCCTCAGCTGATGGCGCGGGACTCGCTCAGCGTCCAGACGATCCACACCTGGGCCCGAAACGGCCGGATCGTCGCGAGGCGCCGCAATGGCCGCGGCTGGCCGCTGTATTCGGTGGCCGACGTCGTCGAGGTGGCGACGTCGACGCCGACCCGGAATCGGCGGCCGCGACACGCCGAAGAGGTGGCGGCCGTGGCGTGATCGACTCGGTCCCTGGCTAAATAGGCGCCTGCGCGACGGGAGTCGTGTATCCAAACCGCGAAACGGCCCGCCCCTCTGCTCCGGGGGCGGGCCGTTTCTGTCGGTGCCGACCGCTACCGTGATCGCAGAGGACTTTGTCAGCCTCACGGGCCTGCCCGGGGATCACCCTGGGCAGGCCCGGCCTCGTTCACAGGACTCCCAGCTCGTAGAGCTTGATCCCTAAGGCGATCAGCCCACCGGCGCCTCCGGTGCCTGCCACGAGACGACCGGTGTATTTCAACACCTTGAAGGCGTCGGCCCGTCTCGTCGCGTCGTCCACGAATAGGGCGACGCAGCCTGCGCAGCCGAGCAGGGCCATCAACAAGAGTGCGTAGGCCGCAACGAGAGCGTTTACCACTTGCCGTCCCCCTCACGCTGATCAGTCGTCCTGGCGACTGATCAGCGGCGAGTCAGGGCGTGGATATCACCAACGTGCCGAGGCTGATTCGGGCCCAGGAGCCCATGCGAAGTAAGACCTGGCGCGGCCAGGCCTTGATCCTCCAAAGCTGTCCGACCACCGCTCCCGAGCGGTCTCCCCGTCGCTGGGCGGTGTCGGTCACTCCAGGATACCCGCCTCGCCCCGGACGAGCACGCGTAACGGAATGGATGGGGTGCGAAGCGCGCACCGACGCTTTCGGGCCCGCCGGGCGGCACCTCGGCGGGCCCGAGATCCAACAACTCAAGCGGGGGTGGCTGATGAGCGCGGTGTACGTCGAGACGAGGGAGATCCCCCTCGGCGAGCTGGCGAAGTATCCGGGGAACGCGAAGCGCGGCGACGTCGGGAAGATCCGCGAGTCGATCAAGCGCAACGGCCAGTACCGGGCGCTCGTGGTCCGCCAGGTCGACGACGGCCTGGTGATCCTCGCGGGGAACCACACGTACGAAGCCCTGCGGCAAGAGCGGTCCGCGACGGCGCGGTGCGAGGTCATCACCTGCGACGACCAGACCGCGCTCCGGATCAACCTGGTCGACAACCGCACGGCCGAGCTGGGCGGATACGACGACGACGCCCTGGTGCATCTCCTGTCCTACCTGGACGAGGACTACGACGGCACCGGATACACGAAGGACGACGTCGACCGGCTGCTCGAACCCCCCGAGTTCGACGGCGAGGACGAGGCCGGCGGGGACTCCCCGGCCGGAGTCGGCGAACCCGTGGTGGCGTACCAGATCGTGTTCGACGACGAGACGCAGCAGGCCCGCTGGTACGCGTTCGTGCGCTGGCTCAAGCGCGAGTACGGCGGCGCCGAGACACTCGGCGAGCGGCTGGTGGAGTTCTTCGACGCCCGGGTACCGGGGATCGGCGGTGCTGACCGGTGACCAGGGTGAAGAGGCACATCGACGCGAACGTGGTCGACGAGGCGCGGCGGCGGATCCACCACATCTACGACCTGGTCGACAACGTCGTGGTGGCGTTCTCCGGCGGCAAGGACTCGCTGGCGCTGCTGCACCTGACGTGGGAGGTCGCGCAGGAGCGCGGACTCACCGCGGTCAACGTCGCGTTCCGCGACGAGGAGGTCATCCCGGACACCGTGCTGTCCTTCGTGGACACCTACCGGCAACTGCCGTGGGTGAACATGACCTGGTACGCGGTGCCGCTGATCTCCTCGAAGTACGTGCTGGGCAAGACGTCCCGGTACATCCAGTGGGATCCGAACCGGGAGCACGTGCGCCCGAAACCGGCGTGGGCGACGACGCTCGACGATCTCGGCTACCCGCCGGACACGGTGTTCTCGCAACTGACGATGGACTCGGTGCTCGCGGCCCCGTACAAGGGCAAGGTCGCGATCATGACCGGTGTCCGCGCGTCGGAGTCGCTGATGCGGTGGCAGTCGTCGGTGGTCAAGCTCAACGAGAACTACATCTGCGCGTCGAGCACGCCGAAGGCGTCGCTGTGCAAGCCGCTGTTCGACTGGCAAGAGAACGACGTCCTGCGGTTCTTCTACGACAACGCGATCCGGTACTGCCCGATCTACGACGCGCAGGCGTGGGCCGGGAACGCGCTCCGTGTGGCGACGCCGCTGATCCCCGAGTCGGCGAAGGCGCTGCACTACCTGCGCGCCACCGAGCCGGTCTTCTACGACCAGGTGATGGAGATCTTCCCCGAGATGGCGCTCCAGGAGCGGTATCACGCGGAGATCGACCGGGCCGGGATCCTCGCCCGCTACGCCGAATCATGGGACGGCATCGAGCAGTGGATCACCGACCACTTCGACGAGGCCGCGGAGCTGGCGAACGCGATGAAGGCGCTGGCGCGGGTGAAAGTCGCCGCCCGCCGCGCCCCGGACTCGTTCCCGCTCCCCTACGTGCTCAAGCAGTTCACCAGCGGTGCGTACAAGCGGCGGATCTTGCCGCAGGCCTTCGCCGACCAAACCAAATCCGACCAGGCGCAACGGGGGACGCGAGGATGATCACGAAGCTCGAACCGACCCCGGCAGGGGCCGACCCGCTCAACCACCTCCAGTGGGTGGACGCGGACCAGCTCGACCCGAACAGCTGGAACCCGAACCGGGTCCACGACGCCGAGCTCAAGCTGCTGGCCCGCTCGATGCTGGAAACCGGCTGGATTCAGCCGCTACTGGTGAACCCAGACGGCCTGATCATCGACGGCTTCCACCGCTGGCGGCTCTCCTCCAACGGCGGTGTCGACGGCCACGGGAAGTGGAAGCGCCTCGCCGCGCAGGTGCGGGAACGCTGGAGCGGACGGGTGCCGGTGGCGGTGCTGGACGTCGACCGGCCGACCGCGATGCTGATGACGATCCGGATCAACCGCGCGAAGGGCACGCACGTCGCGGTCAGCATGAGCGAGATCGTGCGGGAGCTGATCGAGGTTCACGCGATGGACCCGCAGCAGATCGCCACCGAGATGGGCGCGACCCTCGACGAGGTCAACCTGCTGGCGCAGGACGGCGTGTTCGCGGTGAAGGGGATCAAGAACTGGGCATACAGCCCGGCCTGGTACCCGGCCGAGGACGGCCGGAAGCCCGCGGCGAAGCGGTAGTGCTCGGCGGGGGTCCTCGGTAGTGTCCTTCGGTCAGCAACGCACCGAATCCACTTAGGACATTCCTATGGGACTCTCCACCTACAACGGCTTTTCCGGGGCGCAACGCGAACGCGTCCAGTCCTGGCTCACGAGGGAATTCGCGGCCGGCCGAATCGAGCGCCCGACGCAATGCGAGTCGTGCGGCCAGAACGAGGGCATCATCGACGCGCATCACGAGAACTACGACGAGCCGACCAGCTTCGTCGGACTGTGCGTGATCTGCCACCTCGCGCTGCACTGCCGCTTCCGGAACGCCGAGGGATTCCTCGAGTACCGACGTCGCGTCGCGGAGGGCTACCAGCATCCGGCCGTTCTCGACCGGCGCACCGCGCTCGGCGAGCTCCAGCGGACGGTGATGAAGGGGGTCTTCCCCGGCCGTGTCCGGCCGGACGCGCCCGGCGCGACGTTCCTCGACTCGCTGCGCGTGCCTCAGCCCGCCCAGCTCTGGTAGTGCTCGATCGCGAGGGGGTGACCTCCTCGTGGGTGCGTCGAAGGAGCAGCGCGCGGCCACCGCGAAACGCCGGGCGGACGCGATCAGGCTCCGGCTCGCCGGGATGGACTACGAGACGATCGCCGAGCGGCTCGACTATTCGTCACGCCAGGCCGCGCACAAGGACATTCAGCGGGCGATGACGGCCTACATCCAAGAGGCGTCCGCGGCCGTCGACGAGCTGCGCAACGTCGAGCTGATGCGGCTCGACCGGTTGCAGGCGGCGGCGTGGCCTGCCGCGATCAAGGGTGACCTGCTGGCGATCGAGACGTGCCGCCGGCTGATCGTCGAGCGCCGGAAGCTGCTGGGGCTGGATCGCCCGGCGAAGGTCGAGGTGATCACCCTTGACGCCGTCGACGAGGAGATCCGGAAACTCGAAGCCGAGCTCGCTGGCGGAGTTGAAAATCCAGCGCCTGACCCTTTTGCGGGAGCTGAAAGCTGAGCAGGAGCGGCGCGAGACTGAGCGGCTGCGCAACGTGGACGTCTTCGGGACGCTCGGGTACGTCCCGACGCCCCGGCAGATCGTGTTCCACGAAGCCGCGGAGTTCGACGTCCTCTACGGGGGCGCGGCCGGTGGCGGGAAAACCCGCGCGCTGCTGATGGAGGGCCTTCGGGCCTGTGTCCGCTACCCCGGGCTCCGGGTCGGCGCGTTCCGGCGCACGTACCCAGAGCTTGAGGAAAGCCTGCTCGCCGAACTGGCCGAGGTCGGCTTCGCGCGGGAGCTCGGCGCGGCGTGGAACGGCACGAAGTACAACCTGACTTTCTCGAACGGCTCGCGGCTGATGTTCCGGTACGCGGAGTCGTTGCAGGACGCGACGCGACGGCAGGGTGGCCAGTACCAGCTGCTGTTGTTCGACGAGCGCACGCTGACGCCGCCGAACGTCGTCAGCTTCCTGGAGTCGCGGCTTCGGTCCGGCCGGGAGGACGTTCCGGTGCTGGGCATCCGGAGTGGAACCAACCCGGGCGGGCCGGGTCACGGGTTCGTGCGGGACCGGTTCATCAAGCCGACGAACTACGGCACGAAGACCTATGTGGACGTCCGCAAGCGCGAGGTGCGCTTCATCCCCTCGAAGCTCTCGGACAATCCGCATGTGAACGCCGAGTACGCGCACGACCTGGACGCGCTGCCCGAGCAGCTGCGCGCCGCGTTCCGTGACGGGAACTGGGACACCTTCGCCGGACAGGCTTTCTCGGAGTGGTCGTTCGACCGGCACGTAGTGAAGCCGGTGAGCCTGCCGTCCAGCTGGCGACGCTACAACGGCATCGACTGGGGATTCAGCAACCCCTGGTGCGTGCTGTGGGCCGCGGTCGACGAAGACGGCCGGGTCTGGGTGTACCGGGAGCTGTACGCCACGCGGGTCGGCGAGGCCGAGCAGGCGCGGCGCATCCTCGCGGCCGAGGCCGATGAGGAGCACGTCGGTTCCCGGTTCGGCGACGATGCGATGTGGGCGACCCGGGGCGACGCGAAGCCGATCAGCGATGCGTACGCCGACAACGGTGTGTTCCTGACCCCGGCGGGGAAAGGCGGCCGCGTCCCCGGTTGGCAGCGCGTGCACTCCTACCTCGCGGAGGGCCCGGCGTGCGTGCTGCACCGGGCGATGGGCTGGGAAACCTGCCCGCGCCTGCACGCGTTCGAGACCGTCGAGAACCTGATCCGGACGCTGCCGACGCTGCCTCACGCGACGTCCGGCGACCCGGAGGACATCGACAGCAACGCCGAGGACCACGCCGGAGACGCGCTCCGGTATCTGCTGATCAACCTGGGCGGCGGGCCCGAGTTCGTGCCCGCTCCGCCAGGCGAAAACAACGTGGGCGATATGCACCGGATCGGTGACTACGCCTACCGCACCGATAACCGTCCCGGCTGGGCCGGGGACACCGATTCCACGCGCGGAGCGGTGGTCACCGCCGACGACGTCTGACTCAGGAGGTGCACGATGGCCTTCTGGAGCAACTGGTTCCGGCGCGGCGGCCGGGACGACACGGTCACCGAGGCGAAGGCTCCGGTGGCGCTCGCGCAGCCGGCGGCCCCGCGCCGCGGTTTCGAGTACGGCGTCGGTCCGGGCGGCTTGACCGAGACGTCGCAGGGCGTCGGGACGGCGACACAGACCGACCGCCGAACGTTGATGCAACAGCTGTACGAGGCGTTCCTGGCGTGCCCGTGGTCGTGGGCGTGCACCAACGCGATCGCCCGCACGATCACCGCTGGCGGGCTGGTCACGGACTGGGTGAACGACGACGGCGAGGGCGACCAGGAGCAGCCGAAGAAGCCCGCGAACGTGCTGGCGCTGGAGCGGCTGCTGAAATTCTGCAACCCACGCGAGGACATTCGACAGCTGCTCCGGTCCACGATCGCGGACCTGCTGGTGTTCGGTGACGCGTACGTCGAAGTCGTGTGGCTGGGACGAGTGCCGGTGGCGCTGTACACGCTGGATGCGCCGTCGATGCTGCCGATCGCTGACGAGCACGGCGAGATCACCGCCTACGTGCAGGTGACCGATCAGGGGCAGCGCGCCGAGTTCGCGCCGCATGAGGTCATCCACATCAGCCTCGACGCCCCGCGCTCGGGGATGTTCGGGGTGGCGCCGACGCAGGCTGCGCTGCTGCCCATCACGACCTGGCTGTTCACCGCAGCGACGCTCAAGGAGATCTACCGCAAGGGCAACCCCGCCCAGATCCACGCCGACCTCCCCCGCGACATGTCCCCGGCCGAGATCACGAAGTGGACGTCGCAGCACATGGTGCGCAACGTCGGCCCGCGCAACATCGGCGTGCCGATCACCACCAAGGGCGGCGGGAAGATCAACGAACTCCAGCAGGCCAAGATCGGCGAGGCGCTGGAGACGCTGGCGCAGAAGCGCGACGAGATCCTGGCCTGTTACGGCGTGCCTCCGGCCGAGGTCGGCGTGATCGAGTCCGGCAACCTCGGCGGCGGCACCGGCGAGTCGCAGCGCAAGAGCTACGAGGTCAACACCTGCGACCCGATCGCCGCCATCGTGCTGGAGAAGCTGGTGTCGGCGCTGGTCACCAACGGCTTCAACATCACCGGCTGGACGCTCAAGTTCAAGCAGGTCGACATGCGCGACTCGAAGGTCATCGAGGAGATCCGGGAGAAGCGGGTCACCACCGGCCTGTGGACGCTGAATCGGGCGCGCGCCGAGATCGGTGAACCTTCGGTCCCCGGCGGTGACGAACCGGTGTTCGTGGTCGGAACGAGGATGTTCCTGTGGCGTGACGTGATCGCGCACGGCCAGGCGGCCATCGCCGCGCTGTTGCGCGGGACGTCGCTGGAGGCCGGCGAACCGGCCGACGAAGCCACGCCCGTGCAGCTGGTGAAGCCGGAGCCCGAGCCGATCCCGGACGAGCTGAAACCGTTCGCCGGGGAGCCGGGCGCCGAGGAACCCGACGACGTCGGCACCGGCGGCGAAGAGGACCAGGAGGAGCCGGGCAAGGCCGCGGGCAAGAAGGACGACGCGAAGAAGGACGAGGAGCCGACCGAGATGTTCGGCGGTGACCGCGTCCGGCTCGTGGAGTTCCACACCCGCTACCGGGCCCGTCGTGACGCCGCGTTGGCTGAGCTGGCGGCCGCCTGATGAACGACGACGTCGAGACGGCGGCCGAGCCGGAGCCCGCTCCGGAGCAGCCGCGCCCGGTGCGGGCCCATGACGTGGCAGCTCTGATTCCGAAGATCATCGCCTGACCCCGCGGACGCTGGCCGCGCCGGACCTCACCCCCGTAACTGGCGGATCCAGGCGCGCCGCGTCCGCGGCCCCATGCCGCCCTGGAGAGCCCCCCGTGGCGCTCCCAGGCCGGCACTTTCCCGGCCACCTCGACCGCGCGCACGTGCCGTGTGCGGCGAGGTGGCCGGGCCAAGCTCACCGACCCCTCTGGAGGTGCCCGTGCCCGCCGCGCTCGCGCAGATCGTCCACTACGTCGCCCAGTGGGGCGACGACCCCGCGCACTGCCTCGCGGCGGTCACCACCCTCGTGCCGAACGACCCGCCGCCCGACGACGACGCGACGGCCGTGTCCCTCGCCGTGTTCACTCCCCGTGGTCATTTCTTCGTGGACGAGATCCCGATGGATGAGGGCGAGCCAGCGGCCGAAGGCCACCCTCGGCCGCTGCTGTGCACGCGTCTCGATCACGAGCCGGGGACGTGGCACGTGCCCGTGGAGGGCTGACCGATGCCGCGCCGCAGGCCTGCGATCCGGAAGCGCGACGGCCGATGGGTCGTCGAGATCCCCGGCTACGGTTTCGCCTCCGACACCGACCTTCCGGTGGAGAGTCAGGCCGCCGGGTTGCGGCTGCTGCGCGACCGCGGCTATCCCCAGACGGCGGGGATCGGCGGGTCCGCGCGGGACCAGTACGGGGCCAGCCGGTCAGACGGGATCTCCGCGATTCCCCGCTGGGAACCGTTCCGCTATCGGTTCTGAACACGTCCCCGGGCGCCATCACTCCCCGACTTCTCCCCAGTCCCGCCGATAGTCGCCTCGGCGGCGGCTGTCCCCGCCCGAACACGTCGGGGAACGGGGAAACCGCAGGTCAGATCAGTTGCCGTTCACTCGTCCCCGGCGCGGGGAACGCGGGGAAACCCCGCTTGGTGAGTCCCCGCCACGTCCCCGCGCATCCCTCGGGTCCACCCGTTCCCCGTTCACTCCCCTCTTCACTCGCCGTCCCCGCACGACCGGACAACCGGGGGGGCGCTGGCGGCTTGGGGTCCCCGGCGCGGTGAGCCGCGTCCCCGATCGACGACGTCCCCGGGGAGGTGTCCGTGTCCGAGTTCGCCGATGCCGCCCGGCTCGCGTACGTCTCCGGGTGGGCTGCCACGAACGGGCCTTTCACCGACCAGGTGCGGGCCGGGTGCGCGGCCGCCGTGGCACTCGCGTGCGAGCACGACACGGAGCCAGGGGTGCTGGAGGCGACTGTCCGCCTCGGCGAACTGGAAGGCATCTGGGCCGAGGTGTACGCACGGCGGGACGCGCTCGTCGACGAACGGACCCGCCTCGCCGCCACCGCATGGACGTCACTCACCGTCACAGCCGACGTCGCTGGATCGGTGGCGACGTTCCGACGTCGACTCGCCCTGGCGTCCGAGGCGACCGACCCCGAGACCCGGGATCGGCATCGTGCCGAGGCGATCGCGGCCGCGCTCCTGCTGCTGTCCGGGATCGTCCGGGATCGACACGATCCGAAGTTCGTGGCGCTCGCGACGCTCGTCACCGATGCCCTCCGGGCGGCCTGGGCCGAGGGCTACGCGGGTGCGCTCGCGCTCGCCGCGCACCAAGCCGGGCACGGCCCGGTCGACGTCGCCGCCGTGTTCGCCGATGCCTACACCGACCACCCCGCAGACCCGGCTCTCGCCGCCGCGGTGATCACCGCGTTGATCCGCGCGGCCGCTGGCGACGTGGCCGCAGTCCTGGCCCGGCTCGCCGACGACGGCGCCGACTACGACGAGATGGTCCGCTCCGTGTGGGACCTGCTCGACGACGACGAGTTGCGCGCGCTCACGGTCGGCATGGACGTCGCGATGGGATCCGAGTTCGCCCGCGCCGGCCTCTCCCTCTACCGGGAGCACGGTGCCCAGTACGTGGACTTCGTGACGGTGGGCGGCGCGCTGGTGTGCGGGCTCTGCATGGACGCCGAGTCCGCCGGTCCGTATCCGATCGGCGGCGCCCCACCGCCACCGCTGCACCCGTACTGCCGGTGCGTCCTGATTCCCACGTCGCCGCTGACGCTCGACGTCTTCCCCTACCTGCTCGGAGGGTCTCGATGAACTACCTGCCTCATGGGCGCCTTGTCTGGTCGCGGGCCTCGTCCGGCATCAGCTCGACGCTCACCGCGACGACCACCTCGAAGGAGTTCAGCCTCCGCGAGTTCACCGACCTCTGGCTGTCGGTCTCCGTCGACTCGGTCGCCGGGGACGCCCCGACGTTGGACGTGTCCCTGGAGATCAAGGGGGCCGGGGACAAGTGGTTCCCCGCGGGGCTCGCCGCTCCCCAGTTGACCGCTGCGGGGACGGCGCAGGCGGCGGGGGGACTGCACCACGCAACCAAGCCGCTGGTGCTCCCCGAGCGGGGACGACTGGTCTTCACTGTCGGCGGCACGACCCCCAACCTGCAAGGCGTCGCTGTCGCCCTTTATGGCCGGTGACCTGCATGTCCCCCTCTTATTCCCCGGCTCCCCGGTCTTCCCCGGTGCGTTCCCCGTCCCCGGCCCGGTCCTCGTCTTCCCCGCGACAGCCGGGTCGGATGCGTCCCCGTCCCCGCCCTCCCGACAACGGGGACGACGTCCTCGCCGACGCCGACGTCGAGGAATTCATGGAGCTGCTTCTGCTCGCGCTCGACTCCCCGGAGATCCGGGCGAAGCTGCGCGAGGTTTTCCCCGCGGCCGCCGCGCCGATCCGGGCAGCGACGCCCCCAGCTCGAGGAGGAGGTGCCCGCCGTGGCCGCTAGCACGCTCGCCATCGCGACCGGTGTCGCGATCAAGCCGGGGGTGTCCCGGAACCGCAGGTTGTATACGCGGGAGCTGATCGCGCGGATGGTCGCGCGGGCGCAGGAGCGCCTTGCGGATCCGGACGGGATGCCGCTGACGATGCTGACCCACCACGACGCGGAGGACGACTCCACGGAGATCGTGGGGCGCCTGGTCGAGCTGTCGATGGACAAGACCGGCGCCGTGCACTTCGTCGCCGAGATGGCCACCACGGGCACCGCCCGCGACATTCTCGACCTCATCGAGCCGGACGCCGAGGGACGCCAGTTCCTGCGCGGCGTCTCGATCCGAGGGTTCTGGCTCGGCCCGGTCCGCACCGAGTCCGGGCCGGACGGCGGGCCCGTCGAGGTCGGCGACGACCTGGAGCTGGACGGCTTGGACTTCACCAAGAGCCCCGGCGTGCCGGGTGCGCGCGTCGACGCCGTGCAGCGCACCGAACCGGCCGAGGTCGGCGCCACCGAGTCCGCTGGCCGCACCGTCATCCACGAGTCCGTGCAGGAAGCGCTGGTGGACACCACCCCGATCAAGGAGGAAAGCCCCGTGACCCCAGCGTCCGAACCCGCGGCCGCCGAGCAGCCGCGCGTCACCTACGCCGACAACGGCTACACCGGCCGAGGCCAGCGGTATCCGCTCGGCACGGCCGCCGAGACGGTGAACGCCTGGTACGCGTTCACCCAGGAGTCGGTCACCGCCGAGTACACCCCGCCGCAGCTCAAGCGCGCCCGGCAGCGCATCGCGCGGGCCCTGGAGAGCCACGGCCTGACCGCGACGGCCGGAGTGCTGGCCGGTCCGGTCCGCGCGGTGAACGAGTCCAGCGTGCTGGAGATGTTCGACGACGACTCTGGCGCGTTCAAGGTCGAGCTGACGAACGGCCCGATCTGCGTGTGCGTGTCGTCCTGGTACCTCGAAGCCGACCAGCTGCCCGCGATCGGGAAGGCCGCGATGGATGGCGCGATCTCCGCGCTCCTGGCGATCGACCCGGACCTCAACGGTGGCGGGGGCGGTGGGGAGCCGACCGAGGCGACCGCCGAGGACCCCGATGCCGCGGTGGTCGAGGCCGAGCAGCCCACCTCTGAACCCGAGGCCGCGCCCGCGGCCGACACCCACGACGAGACGGTGACCGCCCCGGTGGCCGTCGCCGACACACCAGGAGAGGAGCCCGCGATGACGGAGCCCACGACCCCGGCGGCCGACACCCAGGCGGCGGCCGCGCCCAGCATCACCCTGACCGGCGACCAGTTCGATGCCCTGCTGGCCCGGATCGGCGGCGCGAAGCCCGCCGAAGCCGCGGCGGCACCGGCCGCCGAAGCGGCACCCGAGGCTCCGGCGGCCGCGACCGAGACCGCTCCCCCGGCGGCGCCCGCCGCCCCGGTGGCCGCGCAGGAGACCGACGAACAGCGCATCGCCCGCCTGGTGCAGGACGGCATCACCGCCGCTCTGCAGGGCCACGCCGCAGCCGGCGGGCTGCCCGCCAGGAAGGGCCTGGTGCCGGGCGCCACGGAGAGCGCGGCGGCCGCAGGTGCCGCGAACTTCGTCGGCGCCGACTACGGCCTCCCGGCGGAGTGGCCGCAGAAGCCGCTGCACACCTACACCGAGGAGGAGCGCGCGAAGTACCTGCGCCCCTCCACCGAGCAGACGATCATGGGCGCCCGCTCGATCTACCGGCAGCCGCAGTAGCCGCTCCCTCTGTCTCGGCTTCATCCCCTCGTCTTGACCGCCAGCCCTCGGCTGGTGCCGTCCGGCAGTGATGGTCGCCCATCCCCTAAGCCCGCCATGCCCCTGTGGCGGGCTTTTTCATGCCTGAGAAAAGGACCATCGCCGTGAACGGCAACGAATTGAAGGAAGCCCTCGGCGCGGCCGGTGTCGGCGCGCTCATCCCGAAAATCATCGACCCGCAGCTGCTGGAGTACCAGCGTCGCTACTCGCCGCTGGTCCGCTCGATCCCGTCCGGCCGCTGGGACTCGGACGTCTACTACTTCAACCGCCGCACCCGGAACCCTCGCGGCGGCCACGTGCAGGACGGCGGCGCGCGACCGCTGACCGCCAGCACCTACGAGCAGTACGCGTTCCAGATGACCCACCTCCAGACGGTCGGTGGCGTCACTGGCTACGCCCAGGCGGTCACCCGCCAGGTGATCGGCGACCTGCGCGCCCGAGAGATCGAGGGTTCGATCCAGGGCCTCTACTGGGACATGGAGACCTCGGTCCTGTGGGGCAACGCGGCCGCGACCGTGAACGGCGCCTACCCGCAGTTCGACGGCCTGGACTCCCTGGTCGGCAACTTCTCCGGCGCCGAGCAGAACGCCCAGGACAAGGGCGGCGCGTCGCTGTCGCTCGCGCACCTCGACGAGCTCGCGGACATGGTCGAGACCAACGCGGCCATGTCGGTGTTCGACTCGCAGTGGATGTTCGTCATGAGCAACACGGCGCAGTCCCGCATGTCGCAGCTGCTCCAGGCTCAGCAGCGGTTCGAGGGCCCCATCGAGGTCGCGGCCGGTCTGATCGTGCCGTCCTACCGGGGCATCCCGATCGTGAAGTCCTCGTTCCTGTCGACGCGGACGTACACGATGGGCACGGTCACGCAGGCGAGCGCATCGACCGGCGGCACGCTGGCGGCGGGCACCTACAACTACCGCATCTCCGCGGTCATGGAGCGCCAGGGCGAGATCGCCGCGTCGGCGGCGGTCACCACCGCGGCGCTCACCGGCGCCACGAACACGGTGACGCTGTCCTTCGCGGTGCCGGGCGGCCTGGAGGGCGCGCAGCCGCTCCTCTACAAGGTCTACCGCTCCACCAGCCCGGGAACCGAGACCCTGCTCGGCGTCGTGGACGCCGTCGTCGGGTTCGCGGCGGACGGCAAGACGCCGATCATGGCCACGTCCATCGTGGACAACGGCGCCACGCTGATCCCGAAGGCCGGCGCCACCGCTCCGGCGCAGCCGACCCCGGTGTACGTCGGCGGCAACGTGAACCGGTTCCCGCCCGCCACCGGCAACGAGTCGATCTACCTCGTGTCGCGCGACCGCGAGAACCTGTACCGCCCGTACGTGCGGGAGCTGGAACCGCTGGACGTCTTCCCGACGACGGACAGCCCCGACACCCTGCCGTACGCGATCGTCGCCGACACGACTCTGGCGCTGCGCGCACCGAAGTACCTCGGCGTGATCAACCGGGTCAACACCCAGCTCTGACACGGCATCCAGGGCGCGGCCGTCCACTGTGGCGGCCGCGCCCTGCTCCTTCTATCCACCTCTTCTGTCGTGATTGGACGGTCATGGTTTTGATCCGAAAGGACCGTGCGGGCAGTGACTCGTACGGCCACACGTGGGGCGAGGACGGCGCGGTCGTCGACGTCGCCCCCGAGCACGCCGCCGACCTGCTGGAGATCCCGGACGGCGGTTTCCACGAGGCCGAGCCCGTCGACGAGCCGGAGCCGGTGACCACCGGCCTGGTCGACCTCGAAGCGCTCGCCGCGCAGGTCGCCGCCGAGAAGGCCGCCGCCGCCGCGACGCCGGACGTCGAGCCGGAGGCGGATCTCGCCGGTCTCGCTGCCCGCAAGGCCAGCACCGAACCGGAGACGAGCGACCCCGCCCCGGAGGTCGAGCCGGAAACCCCGAAGCCGCGCGGTCGAGGCGGCAGCCGGAAGACCGCCTGACCGACGCTGGAGGTGGCTCGCCATGCCGGAGGACAGCCCTACGCCGTTGTGCACGGCGGAACAGCTGAAGGAAGGCGCATTCGCGGACCTGGTGCACGGGTTCTCCCCGGCGGCGATCACGGACATGCTCGCCGAGGCGACCCGTGCGTGCGAAACCGAGGTCGGGCGCCGGCTGGCGCCGTTCACCGGGCTCGTCGAGACGCACCGGCTCGCGGGTGTCGACCCGGACGAGTTTTCGGGGTCGGCGGGGATACCGCTGGATCTGGCCGGGCAGTTGGGCCGGTCGTGGGCGACGTCGCTGAACTCGGGATCGGATCAGGTGCGGCACATCTGGTTGCACCAGTGCGCCCCGCACTATCCGGAGTTCTGGTCCTATTCGGACCTGTCGATCGCGGTCACCCGCTCCTACGGCGGCGGGCAGGATCTCGTGGGCGGCGGGTTCGAGGGGCCGGACGTCGACACCGGGCACGTGTGGTTCCGGCTCGGGACGTGGCTGCCGATCGGGTCGTACGCGACGGTGCGGTACTCCGGCGGGTACACGACCGTGCCATCTGACCTGCAGCGGGCGTGCAAGTACATGGCGGCCGCGATCGCGTGCCGGGAGCTGGCGCCGCTGCAAACGACGCACGGGCACGACCCGGATGCGTTGGAGGCGCTGGCGGTGTCGTGGCTAAGCCCGTACCAGCGCGGCGACTGATCCGATGACCAGGACGTACCACCTGACCCCGGCGGGCCGGGCGAAGCTCGCGGAGGCCGCGCGGCAGCGGAACCGCGCGCGGAAAGGCAAGTCGCACAAGGGTCATCCGCTGTCGGCGGAGACGAAGGCGAAGATCTCGGCCGCGCTCAAGGCGTACTGGGAGAAGAAGCGGCGCACGGCCGGTACGAAGCCGAAGCGACCGCGCGACCCGAACGCGCGGGCCCGGTCACGAAACGCTCGCGGCCGCCACGACGGCACCGCGACCAGGCGTCGACGTCCGGCGCGGCACGGTGCGGTGTCGCACGCCGGGAAACGTCACGGTACGAGACGGGTGAAGCGGGGCAGCCACCACGCCCAGCAGTACCGGCTGATCTCGGCGCGCTCCTACCGGAAACGGACCCGTGTGGTCATCAAGCACCGGATGCGCCGTACCCGGATCGTCGTCCGCCGTCGCGTTCCGCACCACCGCGTGTGGAAGCCGCCGAAGAAGACCCGGCACAAGAAGCGCCGTGGTCGCAAGACCTGACGGCCCTGCTCAGGGCCGCTCCCCTGACTTCGTGAGGTGAACATGGAAAGACTGGAAGGCCGCCACGCGGCCGTCGTCGATCTCGCCAGGTACTTCGAGTACGAGCACCTGCCCAACCGGCTCCGGGCGGTGAGCAAGGCCGTGCACGATCTCGCGCAGGACATGATCGACCACCTGCCCGACTGTCCGATGCTGACGCGCGGGCTCGGCTCCCTGCTGTCCGCCAAGGACTCCTTCGTGCGGGCCGCGCTCGACGCCCCGGCGGCGGACGGCGATTAGCCGTGCCGGGCATCAGCGACGCCATCAAACGCGAAGCGGCGTGGCTGACCTCCTCCGGTGACGGGCTGCCCGCGCTGCTCCAGGTCGACGGCGGCCCGTTCAAGGTGGTGCAGGCGCGGATGCCCCGGACCCCGCCGACACGGGCCGCCGGCCTGTACCTGCTGCCCGGCAACTACACCGATGACCGGTGGGCGAACCAGCGGAAGCTGGCCACGTACTCGTTCCGGGCGGCGATCTACTGGCCGCTCGGAACCACCACGGTCACCGCCAATATCGCGGAGCTCGAGCAAGACGCGCTCGACGACGCGATCGGCCTGGTAGTCGAGCGGGTCCGCGGCCTGCTCGGCGACCACACCCACGGCGGGCGGTTCCTCGCCGTCGCCGAAGCGCCCGCGCGCACGGAGATCACCGTGCACTACATGCCGGTCGAGAACACCGCCGTCGACGGCCTGCTCCGCGCTGACGTGATGTGGCAGGCGCAGGACGAGGCGTTCATCTGACCCCGTTTCCCTTGTCCTGCTTGGAGTTTCGCGTGCGACAGATCAACAACACCCCGTGGCCGGTCACGGTGCCGGGCGTTCCGGCTGAGGTCGGCCCCGGCGAGACCATCGACTGGCCGGACCCGATCACCGGGCTCACGCCGCTCGACCCGCCGCCCGAGGTCGTGCCGGTGCCGGACACACCGGCCGACCCGTCAACGCTCCCCCAGCCCACCACCCCGCCGCCCGGCAAGCAGACCCCCAGCCGGGTGTCCGCGGCCGCGCGGCGGAAGTCCTCTGTCGCCGAGGCCCCGACGTCCGGCGGCGAGGACGAATCGACCGTGAAGGAGTAGCCGATGACCCAGCTGTCCAGGCTCACCAAACTGGGCATCGCTCCCGAAGTGACGCCCGGCACGTACGTCGTCCCGTCGTACTCGATTCCGTTCACCAAGGCGGACTTCGACGACGTGATCGGGTCCATTAAGGACGAGTCCTACCGGTACAACGACTCGGAACTCCAGGGCATGTATCAGGGGCCGGTGCACGCCACATGGTCGCTGGACGTCATGGCCTACCCCGATCTCGTCGGGCTGTTCCTGGCCGGGATCGTCGGGCCGGACGTCGTCACGCCCGGTGTCTCGACGACGCTGGCGGCCGCGGCCGCCGCTGGTGCGACGTCGATCCAGACCGCGGTGTCGATTCCCGCAGGGTCGACGATCATGCTCGACACCGGGCAGAACATCGAGTACGCGGTCACCGGGGCAGCGACCGGCACGGGCCCGTACGAGATCCCGATCGTGACGCCGGTCGGCGGGCTCAGCAAGAGCCACCTGATCAACGCGGCCGTCGTCGGCCAGACGACGCACACGTTCAAGCAGAACCCTTTCGTGCCACGGCGTTCGTACGCGATCACGCTCGACGACACGACTGGGAATCCGCAGGGCTACACGTACGCGACGCTCTCGGACTTCGGGCTGAAGATCGACCCGAAGAACGCCGTCACCATGTCGGTCAAGCTCACGTCGATGCCCGCGACGAGCCAGGCGACGTTCGCCCCGGCCTTCAACGGGCAGCCTCCGCTGCTGGGCTGGCAGTGGGCGATGGCGAACGCCGGTTCGGCGTCGACGCGCGGCCTGTCGTTGGACTACACGATCAAGCGGTCGGTCGACCCGATCCAGTCGAGCGACGGCACGCAGGGCCCGCGCGAGATCTTCCAGGGCCCGTTGTCGGTGGATGGCTCGTACAAGGCCATCTTCGAGAACCAGCTGGACTACGACCTGTACCGCAACAACGTGCAGCTGCCCGCGACGGCGACGCTGACGCAGCCGATCACGGCGGGCGGCACGTCGCTGGCGATCACGACGTCGAAGACCGGGTTCGAAAAGGCCAGCAGGGATATCGGCGGGAACTACGTGCAGGCCTCCTACAGCATCAGCGGCATCTACAACGGCGTCGACGGCGGCTCGCTCGCCGTCGTCCTGAAGAACTTCCACCCCGGCGTCTACTGACGCCGCCCGCGCGGCCGGACCCGTTCCGGCCGCGCCTTTCCCCTGTCCCGCAACACCTTCCCTGAGGAGTCCCTTGTGGCCGGATACGCCAACCGCGTGATCACCACCCACTTCCCCGAGCTCGCCGAGGACGGCGAGGACATCTACGTCGTCTTCCGGAACCCGAAGACACAGACCATGTCCAAACTGGAGGCCGACGCGGTCGCGCTCGGCCCGGACGGAACCCCGGACCGGGCGCAGGCCTCCGCCGCGGTGAACGGGCTGATGGCACGCCTGATCATCGGCGGCCGTCTCTACGACGCCCGTGTGGACGGCATCGACGAGGCGGGCAACCCGCTCGACCAGCCGCTGCTGACGTTCCCGCTCACCCCGGAGTCGGCCGCCGGCCTGCCGCTGGAAGTGATCTCCGCGATCACCGACAACGTGAAGAGCGCCCAAAACCCTCAGTAGAGCCCGGGAGCCCGTACCTCGAAGATCTCCTCTGGCCTGCCGAGGCGATCTATGAGGGCACGTGGTCTTCCGGGCCTCCCCCGCCGGAGTTCGTGGACTTCGAGCTGATGCGCTACATGGGCTGGTCCTGGCCCGAATTGGACTCCACGCCGGAGTACGTGCGGCGGTACTGCTGGGACCTGATGCAGGCCCGGCTTTCCGCCGAGCAGGCCGAGCACGACAAGGTCATGGCCGAGCACGAAAGGGAGAGGGCGGCTCATGGAGCGTGAGTTGGCGCCCGGCCTGCTGTCGGCGACGTTCGCGCGGATCAGCGCGGAGACGGGTCTGCGGACCCGGACGGCGCTGGTGCCGATCGCGGACCTGATCGTGAAGCAGGCGCGAATCAACGCCAGCGTGGGGAAACACCCGTACGGCACGAAAACCCCGGCGTGGCCGGGCACCGGCCCGGCGCAGATCTCCGGCACGTTGTACCGCTCGATCGTGCGGACGGCGGTCCTGCCGTCCGGTCTCGGCTGGGAGGTCAAGGTCGGGATCGCGGCCGGGCAGTACCCGTCGTACGGCTCGCGTCGGTCGAAGACGCCGTCGTCGAAGTACGGCATGTACCTGGAAACCGGGCTGCGCAACGGCGCGAAGTACCCGTTCCTCGAACCGGCGTTCCTGTGGGTCGTGAACGGTCCGGCGCGCTGGATCTACGACGAAATGTATGGCGCGACCGGCTGGCTCCGCCTCGGCTGACCCGCTCCACCCCCATCAGATCACGACGTGAAGGGGGTGGGTTGTGGCGCAGGAAGTCGCTGATCTCTACATCCGGCTCCGCTCGAACGCCGCCGAGCTGCTCCCCCAGTTCCAGGCCGCCGGCCTGGCCGGGGAGTCGATGGCCGCGAAGATCACCGCCTCGGCGGCCACGATCATCCGGGAGAACCAGAAGCTCCTGCTGTCGATGGGCGCGATGACGACCAAGGCCGATGAAATGGCTCTGTCGTACGGGGTCGCGTACCAGCGGATGGCGGCGCAGACGATCGCGGCCACCACGCAGATGGAGGCGGCGAACGCGCGCGCGGCGGCGTCGACGGCGGCGATGGCCGCGAAGATCGACGCGGCGGCCGCGGCTTCGGCCGCGACGACGGTCGGGAAAGTCGAGCAGCTGAAGAAGGCCGCGCTGGCGATCGGAGCGGTCGGAGTCGGCGCGGCCGCGGTGACCGTGAAGATGGCTGGCGACTTCGAGGCTTCGACCGTCCGGCTGGTCACGTCGGCTGGTGAAACCGCAGACAACCTGGAGATGGTCCGGCGCGGGATTCTCGACATGGCCGGGTCGGTCGGGTACTCGGCCGAAGAGCTGTCGAAAGCCATGTACACCATCGGTTCCGGTGGCCAGCACGGCGCGGACGGGCTCAAGGTGCTGCGCGCGGCCGCCGAGGGCGCGAAAGCGGAGAACGCCGAGCTGCACACGGTCGCCGACGCGGTGACGTCGGTCCTGGTGGACTACCACCTCAAGGCCGACGACGCCGCGATGGTGACCTCGAAGTTGGTCGCGGCGACGTCGGTGGGTAAGTCCACCTTCCAAGAGCTGACGGGCGCGATGGCGGCGGTGCTGCCGGTCGCGTCGGCCGCGCACGTGTCGCTGGACGACATTCTCGGCTCGCTCGCCTCGATGACCGTGCACGGCATGTCCGCCCGGCAGTCGGCCCAGAACCTCACCGACGTCATCCGGCACATGCAGTCACCAACTTCGGTGCAGGCAAAGGAACTCGCGATCCTCGGGATCAACAGCCAGGACCTCGCCGGGAGCCTTGGCGAGCGGGGCCTGTCCGGCACGCTCCAGATGATCGCGAACCGGATCCGGGATTCGATGGGCCCGGAGTCGACGCGGGTCATCCTCAACCTTCAGACCGCGCTCCGTGGCCTGCCGCCGGAGGTGCAGAAGCTCGGCCAGGCCGTGCTCAATGGCTCGATCACGGCGAAGCAATTCATCCAGGACACCAAGGCTCTGGACCCGATCTCGGCGTCACAGGCCCGGTCCTTCGCAACACTGGCGTCGTCCATGCACCAGCTCGGCACCGGCCAGACGACCGGCGCGCAGGTGATGCAGTCCTACGGGCAGGCGCTCGCGAAGGCCACCGGCGACGCGACCGGCCTGAACGTCGCGCTGATGCTGACCGGCGAGAACGCCGATATCACCAACCGCTCCGTGAAGACCGTGGCGGACGCGACGGTGGAGGCCGGCGGGCACGTGCTGGGCTGGAGCCACATCCAGCACACGTTCAATCAGAAGGTCTCCGAGGCGAAGTCCGGCCTTGGCGCGCTCGCGATCTCCGTGGGCACCGAGCTGCTTCCGGTGTTCTCGAAGATCGCCGGGGTGGTCGCCGACGTGACCGGCTGGCTGTCGCGGAACGAGACCGCGGCGAAGATCCTCGCGGTCGTCATCGGCGTCATCCTCGTCGTCGCGTTTTCGGCGCTGCTCGCGGTGTTCTGGGGCTTCGCCGCCAACCCGGTCACCTGGATCATCGCCGGGATCATCGTGGTCGTCCTGCTGCTGGCAGCCGGGATCTACCTACTGATCAGTAACTGGGACTCGATCGCATCGTTCTTCGTCGATTTGTGGAACACCGTGAAGAACGCCTTCTCCACGGCCATCGACTGGGTGATCAACTTGGTCTCCGGCTGGATCGATTGGATCAAGGCGTCGCCCGGCAAGATCCTCGACGGCCTCTCCAAGCTCGGAACGATGCTCGGAAATTTGATTTCTCGGGCTTGGAATTTTGTCGTGGACGCGACGAAGCGCGGAATTCAGATAACGATAGATTGGGTCAAGGATTTACCGCGCAAAATCGGATTCGCGCTCGGTTTTTTGGCCGGACTTCTCACGCGAACTGCGATTCGCGCTTGGGAGGCTTTCACAAACGGAACGAAAATTGCTTTTGAAGCGACCGTGCGCTTCCTCAAGGAATTGCCGGGGAAGATCATCAGCTTCCTGTCGGATGCACACAACTGGCTGGTGCAGAAAGGCCGCGACCTGCTGATCGGCATGGGACGCGGGATCATCAACGCCTACGAAGCCGTGAAAACGTGGTTCGTCGAACTGCCCGGCAAGATCAAACAGTTCTTCTCCGACGCCTGGAACTGGCTCGTGCAGAAGGGCGCCGAAATGCTGATCGGCCTCCGCAACGGCGTCACGAACTCCTACGAAGGCGTGAAGCGCTGGTTCTCCGAACTGCCGGGCCGCATCGGCGACTTCTTCTCGAACGCCGGGCGATGGCTGCTGGACGCTGGTCGCTGGCTGGTCGAAGGCCTCTGGAACGGCATCACCGGTGCAGCGTCGTGGATCTGGGGCAAGATCCGCGATTTCGCGGCCGGGATCGTCTCCGGCTTCAAGTCCGCTCTCGGGATCCAGTCGCCGTCACGGGTCATGGCCGAACTTGGCGCGTTCCTCGCGCAGGGTCTCGCGGTCGGTATCGACGACCACGCCGACCAGGCCGTCAACGCCGCCACCTCGATGGCGCGGCGGGTGACCGACGCGTCGTCGGTCGCAGTGAACCTCTCGACCGGCGTCTCCGGGCGACCGGCGACGAACAACGGAGGGCAGGCCGGCGCCGCGGCGACGACCGCCAGCGGGGGAGGGCTCGCCCCGGTCGTGCCGATCGGCGGCGGTGGTTCCACGCAGATCGTGAACGTCTCCCTGAGCGTCGCCGGGTCGGTGCTCACCGAGAACGACCTGCAAAAACTCGTCCAGAAGATCGTGATCCGGTTCGCCGGGCGCAACAACGGGCCGGGCTTCACCCCGGCATTCAGCTGACCAGGACCAGAAGGGGGCCTTGTGGCCAAGTTCTATCGGCAGGCGCTCGCGCTGGCCGCACAAGCGAAATGGAACTGGGTGACCGACAACGTCGTCGCCACCCTGCACGGCACCGGCTACACGCCGAACCTCGACACCGACGCCTACGTGTCCGCACTGGCGGGGGAGCTGCCCACCGCCTCCGGCTACACGGTGGGCGGGGTCGCGCTCACCGGCAAGTCGGTGTCGTACATCGCGGCGAACAGCTGGGCCACCGCGTGGGCCGGGGCGACGGCGTACGCGGCCGAGTTCACTGTGCGCCCGGCCCCGGGCAACGGGTTCCTCTACCGCGCCGTCAGCGGCGGGACCTCGGGCGCTTCGGCGCCGACCTGGCCGACCGTCGTGGGCGGCACGGTCACGGACGGCTCGGTGGTGTGGGAATGCGTCGGGTCCGGCGCCACCCAGTTCACCGCCAGCAATCCGGCGTGGGCCTCGGCGACGTTCACCGGTGCCCGCTACTTGGTGCTGTCCGACCGGACGCCAGGTTCGGCGGCCGCGCAGCCGTTGCTCGGGATCCACGACTTCGGCAGCAATCAGTCCGGCCAGGGCGGCACGTTCACCGATCAGTGGTCGCCGCAGGGAACGCTGCTGATCTATCACCCGTAGTCGTCGACGACCGCGGGTCTTCGGGTCAGGGGAGGAGGCGGCCGTGTCGTTCGCGTTCGTCAAGTCGTTGGGTACCAACGGTTCGAGCAGCACGGTCACCACCGGACTGTCCATTACGGTCCCTGCCGGTGGTGTCCCTGCCGGGGACCTGCTGGTCCTGCGGTTCGCATCCTTCAACTACCGGGCGGGGTCCACGCCGCCGACCGTGACGGACTCGCGCGGGAACACCTGGCAGCAGGACTTCGCGCGCACGTCCAGTAGTGACGGCATGAACATCGTCTACTCGGCGGTCATCGCCACGGCGCTGCTGGCCGGTGACCTGATCTCGGTGGGGTTCACCGCGAACAACGCGAACTACGCGCTGGCGGTGGACCAGTTCTCCGGGGTGGCGCCGTCCGGGTGGCGTTGGATGGTCGACCCGACCGGCACGAAGGCGGTCACGACGACGCCGACGAACTCGCTGGCGCCGACCTCGCCGTATCCGACGTACACGCTGGTCCTCGGTGTTCTGTTCGTGCCGCTGCCCAGCACGGACGCCTACACCGAGGACGGCAACCAGGCCGGCGGGGACTCATGGCACACCCTGCCGGGAGCGTTCAGCCCGGCAGGGTCGACGACGCAGGCGGTGCGCGCCTCCTACAAGATCCCCGCTTTGGGATCGACCGGCGCTCTGCAGAGCTGGTCTCCGACGCTCGGCACTGCGAAAACCGCGTTGGAGACCCTGGTGATCTACCAGGGTCGGCTGGTGCCGGTCACCGTGGCCGACGTCGCCGAGGCTGCACGCACCGGCAATCCGCGCGAAGCCACCGCGATCGGGGTATCGCTGGCCACCGACGTGCCAGCCGCGTCCCGCGCAGGGGCGCCGGAGAGCAAGCTCGCCGGGACCGCGCCGGAGCCGATCACGCTCCTCGACGTTCCGCTCGCCTCGCAAGCTGGGGCGCCGGAAGACATGGTCGCAATCGACGTCCCGCTGGGGATCGATGTTCCTGCGGCCGCACGCTCCGGCACCCCGGCCGACGAGGTCGCCATCGGCGTCACCGTCGAGGACGTCCCGTTCCCCGACCGGGCTGGCTCCCCTGTAGACGGACCGGTCCTCATCGGTGTGACGGTGCACGACACCGTCTGCCCGGCCCGCTCCGGAGCACCGGGCGCCGCGCTGGCCATCGGGGTCACGCTGTTCACCGACCGGCCGACCGGAGCTCGAGGAGGAGCGCCTGCCGCCGCGATCGGGAACACGGTCACCAACGACGCCCCCGCCGCCTCCCGGGCGGGCGCTCCGACGTCGACGCTGGGCGGCGCGGGGCTTTTCCCGGTCGCACCAAGCAGCCTGACGGGGGATATCCCGAACCCGAACCGGCCGCTGCTGATCCCGTACGCCGACTTCACCGCGGGCCCGCCGAAGCCTGTCGGGTCGTTCGAGACGCGCCGATCGTTTAACTCGCGGGCCCGCCGCACGGTCGCCCGGAAGATCACGATCCAACGTGGACGGCAGTACGAGCTGGATCAGGTGCAGGCCGGCACGGCGACCTTCGAGATTACTGACCCGCTCGAAAACCTGAATCCGACGAACGCTGCCAGCCCTTTGAATCAGGGCGGGCAGAAGATCAAGCCGTACCGAGCGATGCGGGTCACCGCGCTGTGGCCCAACACCGGCAACATGATCAACACGTCGTTGATCGGCAGCGGCACGGATCCGAGCTTCGAGACCGGCTTCAGCTGGTTCACACCGAGCGGTGCCGGGACCACGCAGGCAACGTCGACCGCGCACTTTTGGACCGGCACCAAGTCGATGCAGGTCACGCAGACGACGGCGGGCCGCAACTTCGGGGTAAACCTTCAGGTTGTCGTCGGCCCTGATCTGCGCATGGTCATGTCCGCGTACGTGCGCCCTACGGCGGGCACGACGGTGTGGCTGCGGGTCATCGACGCATCTGGGACTGAGCACGTCTCGACCGCGGCGACGGCGCAGGACACCTGGACGAGGATCTTCGTGTCGTGGCGCGCGGTCGACATGTCCGAGAAGGTGGAGATCTTCGGAACCGGTGGAACACCAACCCGGTTCTACGTCGACGCCGTGCAGCTGGAGTTCGGACTCAACCCGACGCTCTTCACCACCGAAGGGCCTGAGGCGTACCGGCTCTACTCGGGGTACATCGAGCGATACCCGCTGCACTACGACATGCACGGCACGCGAGGAATCCGCCCGCTCACCGCGGTCGACGCGCTGGGGATCTTGTCGCGCACGGAGATCGCGGAGAGCTACCTGGCGACGATCCTGGCGGACAACCCGAACATGATCGCGTCGTTGAACGACGCATCCGGCCCGCAGTTGATCCAGCGGCCGGGCGGTGGCGCCCCGATGGCTGGATATACCCAGCTCGGCAGCAACTCCGCATCGGTGAACTGGGGCGGCGACACGTTCCTTGACGGCACCCCCACGGTGTCGATCACTCAGCAGAACACCACGCCGCCTGTTCGGCTGGATGAGACTCAGGTGACTTATGTCGGAACGCGCGGCGGAGCAATTTCAATGAATCCTCGCTCGTTCACGTTCGAGGGATGGTTTCGTTTTCAAGCTGGGTGCATATACTTCGGACTAGCTTCCATGAAAAGGGGCGAGAAAACCTCAGACCCCGCTTTGTCTCTTGGACCTGAGTTCTACATCGGTCTTTACACTACTGGTGGCCAACTCTTCTTTCACTTCACAGACCCGAACGGAGGAGGAGCAGGGAATGGCCTGATATACATTACAAACAGCACGTTCGATGGCTACCCGGACAATAAATGGCACTACTTCGCCATAACGCTTTCCAGTAGTTCATGGCGGGTGTATATCGATGACAAGCTGAGCCATTCTGGTTCGCCGCCATTCTCTCCGTCGCCATCTATTCAGTTGGACAACCTGTTCTTCAATGTGACGACGCGGAACGGGGATCCGGTGTCGAGCGCGTCCTTCGCGAACTTCGCCACCTACCCCTACACGCTCACCGCCGAGCAGGTGAGCGCGCACTACGCACGTGGCGCCGGATACGACGGTGAGCAATCCGGCGTGCGGGTCGCTCGGTTGCTGGCGAAGTACTGGGCTGGCTCTTGGAGACTCGGGCTCGGTCGTCTGCGGCTCGCGCCGGACACCGACTACACCAGACGGATGCTGCTGGATGTGCTCCAGGAGATCCAGGAATCCGAACGTGGCCTGTTGTACGCCGACCAGGGCGGCGAGGTCGTTTTCGACGATCGGGACTCCCGGTATCGGGGTGAGCAGCAGATCCCAGCGGTGGTGTTCGGCGAAGACACCGCGGCGGGGGAAATCCCGTACGAGGTCTTTGAGGGCGACGTTGACCCGACGTATGTCTTCTCTCAGGCAAACCTGACCAGGCCGGGCAACAACGAGTTCCCGCCGATGGTGAACGCGGCCGCGAAGGCGGACTACGGGCAGCGGATCCTCAGCCACAACGTGCAGGCGACAAACGACTTCGACCTCAGCCAGGCCGGGACGTTCTACCTCGCCCGCTACGGCCAGGCGAAGCTGCGCGTCGAAAAGCTGGCGCTCAACCCCATCGCCTACCCAGCGGCGTGGGGGCCGCTGCTTTCGCTCGAGCTCGGACGCCGGGTCACGATCCGTCGCCGGTCGGGCCCGCTGGTGATGAGCGGGGACTACTACGTCGAGCAGATCAACCACGCCATCGACGCGGACGCCGGGACCTGGCGGATCGAGCTGCAGTGCAGCCCGGTGTTCGTTCCCTCGGCGTGGGTCTTGGGGGATCCGCAGTACGGAGTCCTCGGCTCGACGACGACACCGATCTACTGATCAATCTGGGCCAGTGCCGTGGCCACCGACCGAAACGGAGGTGGCCACGGTGCCAGCCTTTGACGTCCGCCGTCGCCCCGGGGCGGGGGACCGGCCATGACGATGCCGACCTTCGCGGACGGCAGTCTGGTTCACCAGGGAGACCTGAACCTGCTGTCGACCGGGATCAACAACCTCTCCTCGATCGTGACGGGCGCGCCCGCGCCGAGGAACTTCGTCCCGCACGCCAGCGTGAAGCAGACGATCACGCAGCAGGTCCCTCAGCTCCAGGACGTGCTGATCAACTTCGACGTCGCCGAGTCGAACCCGGACACCATGTGGGTTCCCTCGGTGGCGAACACGATCACCATCCGCACCGCCGGGTCCTACGAGGTCGACGCCCAGTTCCCGCTCCAGACCGCCGCCTCCGATATCTACATGTTCCTGCTGGTCAACGGCACCAGCACATCGGTGAACAACGTCGGCGGCGAAGACCACAAGCCGGGCTTCAACACCAACGACGGGCAGATCCTGCACGCGAACGCGTTCTTCCCGAGTCTCGCTGTCGGGTCCGTGATCTACATGTCGGTCTTCCACACGGCCGGATCGACGATCCCCACCGTCGTCGGGCGCACCTGCGCCCGCCTCAACATCCGCCGCATGGGCCCATAGAACTGGAGGACACCATGACCAGCAGCACCGGCTTCGGCGGCGGAACCCGCGTCGTCTCGACGATCACCGTCACCCCGGAGGAGCCGACCGGCCTGTTCCGACCGGACGCGATGAGCGAATGGGTCGGGCACCTGGTGCAGGTCGCCGGCCTCGATCCCGCATACGAACACACCCTCCAGGCGGTCAAGGTCGTGCCGGGCCCGCGGATGGTGATGGACATGAACCTCGGCCGGTACGTCGAACAGGTCGTCGACGGCGGCGCCGCCGAGCTGACCGTGCTGACCGAGGCCCCGTACGTGCCCTGCTACGCGAACTACGTGCGGGTGATCGCCGGGGTACCGCCCGCCCGCGCGCAGATCGTCCGCGCCGACACCGGCGCCGTGCTGGTCGAGCGCGGCCGGTACCCGGCCCCGTTCTACGACGGCCAGACGCTCGCCGTGGGCGAACAGCACTACCGGATCACCGCGACGTCCTGGCCGAACCGCAACCCCGAAACCGGCTCGGCGGGCCGGAACGAGGACTACCAGCTGGTGACCGTCGTCCCGATCCCCGACCAGGAGCCCATCGCTCCCGTTCCCTCCCCGACACCCTGATCCCGAGGTGACCCCGTGTCCGCCCCCGAAGGACCCCAGATCGCGCACAGCCTCGGCCGCGTCGAAGCGAAGCTCGATGGCATCGCCGACAACCTCAACAGTCACAAGCTGGCCACTACCGCCAGTCTGGCCGAGCACGGCGTCCGCCTTGACCGAGTCGAGACCGACGTCGGCCGCATCCAGACGGACCTGAACTCCGACACCCGCGACAAGACCAAGTCGATCAGCACCGGCCGCCAGATGTTCTGGGTGGCCATCGCGGGCGCGGTCGCGTCCGGCGCGGTCGGTCTGATCATCCAGCTCGCCACCCGCCACTGATCCATCCCCGCTCGCACGAAGGCCCTGGCATCCGCCGGGGCCTTTTTCGTGCGCGCCGAACCCCGAAGAGAGGAGGTGCCCGTTGGGTGACCGAGCGATCGACGTCTACGAGGCGTACCAGGGCCAGGTCAACTGGCCGCAGGTCGTCGCCAGCGGTGTGCGCCGCGTGTTCGTGAAGCTCACCAACGGCGGCGGCCAGGCCCGGGTCCGCGGTGACCGGTACGTCGCCGGTGCCCGCGCAGCCGGCGCCCGCGTCGGCGGCTACCACTACGCGCTGGGCGGCGACCCGGTCGCGCAGGCGAACGTCTTCGCCGACGAGCTGATCCGGCTCAACGCGCTCGACCTGGCGCCCGCGCTCGACTACGAGGACCACTCGCTGCCGAAGGGCCCGGCCGCGCAGACCTGGATCCGCAGGTTCCTCACGCAGCTGAACGTCCGGCTGCCGCAGCTGGGGAAGAACCTGCTCTACGGCTCCGGCTCCGACCTCCAGGCGATGCGCGCCTGGGAGATCACGGTGCCGGGCGCCGACGTCCTGGAGTGGGCGGCCGAGTACGGCGTCAACAACGGCACCAAGAACCCGATCCGCCACTACAAGGGCGGCCAGGCCGCGGTCCACCAGTACACCTCTGCTGGCCGCGTGCCCGGCATCGCCGGACACGTCGACCTCGACGACGTCCTGGCCAACATCGACGAAGGCACCGTCTTCGTCGGTGACCGGCCGCCCCCGACCCCCGGCACGGCGGCCACGATCCGTGCCGCCCTGATCCAGATGATGGAGGACTGCATGGTCACATTCCCGCCCGCGCCGACCACCCGCACCAAGGTGCTGGCGCTCCCGCCCGACTACGACGTGACGCTGGTGTTCGCGGCGGAGTCCACGATCTTCGGCGGCCACATCTACAACTGGACCCCGACCGAGGGGAAGGGCACCGGCGGTGACCCGGTGCAGTGGCGCGTCGAGGTGAAGGAAGGCGAGCCGATCCGGATCCCGTCCGGCACCTCGAAGGCCCACGTCGAGTACAGCTGCGGCACCGAAGTGTCCTGCTTCATCCAGGTGAAGCCGCGGGGCTGACCCCGGCCAGCCGGCGCCCGCCGGGTTCCAGGTGTTCCCGGCGGGCGTCGGCGTCAGCGGCGGCGCCGGAACAGCCAGGCGGCTACCAGCGCTCCCAGTACCCCGCCGATCGCGTTGCCGATCGTGTCGTTCACCAGCGCGAGCCACATCTCGGTGGTCATCCGCGTACTCCCGTCCTGTTGGTCGAGGACCGGTCAGTCCTCGCCAGTTGCGGAAGCCCCCAGACCCGATCCCACAGGAGGTACCTCTTGTCCCCGTTCTTCATGAACCTCGTCGACCGTGTGCTCTGGACCGTGTTCCAGGCGCTCGGCGGCACCGTCGCGGCCGGGGAGGTGTCCGACGCTCTGCACGTCGGCGTCGCCACCGACTGGCGGCCCGGTCTCGTCGGCGCGCTCGTCGCCGGGGTGCTGTGCCTGCTGAAGGTGCTCGGCGTCCACGTGTCGAGCAAGACCCTGACCGCCGTCGAGGACGCGGCCGGTTCGGTCGCCCGCCTCCCCGGTGTCGGGGAGGCCATCGAGAAGGTCAAGGCGACCCCGGTCGGAGGCATCGCCGCGGACGTCATCGCCGGGGTCGACCGGCAGCTGCACGCCGAGGCCGACCGTCCCGCCAAGGGCGGTCCGGTCGACTGATCCCGGCTCCCCGTCCGGCTGTTCCCGGCTGGTCCGAAAAGGCCCCCCGCACCGATCGGTGCGGGGGGCCTTTTCGTCGTCTCCGGGGTCGACGTCGGAGGCGTCGTTGGCGGGGTCGTCGGCGGTTGCTTCGGTCCCCGGGCGGGGACAGCTCTCCCGACTGTTTGCATTGCTGACTTATAGAACTCTAATGGCGCTCTTGATTGGGGAGCGGGGCGGCGCGCGGACGCTGGCCGCCAGGGGCCTTCGGGGACGGGAGACAGCTCTCGCTCGGGGACTCGCGTCCCGGGGCGGGAGCGCGGACGGGGACGGGACTGCCGTGCGGGCTTCCCCGCGAGGGAAGGCGGCGGGGAGCACCGCGGGGACCTCGTCCCCACGACTCTGGGGAGTCGGGACACGAGCGGCGGGGACGCTTCCCCTCACCCCGGGGACTCGCCGCTGGGGAGCCGGGGACGGCGGGGAAAGCCACTGCGGGGAATCGGGGACTCGCAGGTGGAGGCCACATTCCCCGATTCCCTCCCCGGCCGTGAGCGGGAGCCGAGCTGATGCCCGACTTCGTCCCCGCGATGCTCGTCGAACCGGTCCCCGGCTGGCGTCGCGGAGCCCGGGGAGCCGGTGCGGCGGTCTTCCCGGCTTATCTCCGGCGACCCGTGACGGCACCCCGCTACAGACCCGTGACGGGTGTAGCGGGTTGTCCCGGGTGTGTTCCGGGTGGCGTCACGGGTGCAGCCTGCGGGTATCGGGCGTGACGGGTCTGAAACAGCGTTACGGGTCTGGGTGGGCCCCTACCTGCGGGGACGGTTTTTCGACGGTTTTTCGGGGATTTTTCGCGCGTTCGCGCGGGGACCTGCGACACCCGCAACAGCTCCTGTTCCCCGGTCGGCGAGTCTCCGGGGACGCGTTCCTCGCTGGCCTCGGCGGCGCGGGATTCCCCGGCTTCGGGATGGCCTCCGGTGAGCCATCGGGGACGAGCCGCAGAGACCTCGTCGGGACGTTTCCCCGTCCGTCGATCCAGCCTCCGCGTGGGCGTCCCCGACGCATGGGGAGGAGTCCCTGCGGGGACGTCTGCCGGGCGGGGAGCGCCGCTCCGATTCGTCCCCGGCATGTCCCCGGCGGGGAACGCGACAGCGCCGCCCGGGGAACCCGGGCGGCGCTGTTGGCGTCCTGACAATAGAGGTTAGGCGGGGGGACGTTTCCCCGTCCGGAACTCCTCGGCGGCCGCGTGCAGCGGCTCCATGAAGAACCCCCGCGTGGGCTTCCCGTCGTACTCGGGACGGCGGACCGCCTTCGCATCCCGGGTGATCGAGTACGGGGGACGGGACAGCATCAGCCCGAGGGCGGCCGACTCCATGCCGACCGCCTTGGCGAGGTCGTCGGTCGAGACGAACTCGCGCCCGGGGAAGGCCTCGATCAGCTTCGCCAGCAACTCGGGGACCGGCTGGCCGAAGTCGGCGGTGAGCTCGGCGAAGGACTCCTCGATCGTCTTCTCGTCGGCGCCGAGGACCTTCTTCACTCCCTGCTCCCGCTTCTCCGTGCGGTGGCGCTGGGCGACGGCACCGAGGGCACTGAGGGCATCTTCGATCGACTTCGGCTGATCGGCGTCGGGCCGTCGCCGCCCGGCATAGGTGACGGCGGCCGCGACCGTGGACTGCTGGCCCGCGGGCCGTGTGCCCGTCGTGGCGTACTCCAGGAAGGTCTCGACGTCCCCGATCCACCGCCGTTCCCATGCCGACGTCTGGACCAGAACCTGATCTTTCTCCGGCTCTCCCGGCTCGGACAGCGGTCGCTCCCAACGTGCGCCGACAGTGAACGCGGCGCCGGCCTCGATCGGAAGGTCGACACGGGTCGGCTGGCGTTGCACGACGAGCTGGGGGACGAACTTCATGTCCAGGAAGGCGAGCTTCCCAGCCATCAGCACGACCTCGTCGATCTTGACGTAGGCGACGCCCGGGTACAGCAGCTTCTCCGGCTTCAGATCGCGGGAGTGACCAGGGATCACCCTGCGCAGGTCACTCGGGTTTTCGATCCGCATGACGATCTTGAGCTTGAGTTGGCGTTTGATATCGCCGCCATGATCACCGTAGTCGGCATTGAGCCCCGACTGCGTAGCGAGGATGACCTGCACGAACACTCCAGTAGCGCCGCGGGTCAGCACGTCCACCAGCTCCGAGGCGTTGCGGTAGATGCCGTCGTGGCAGAGCACCTTGTCCTTGCGACGGCGCATCAGGAAGCTGGCTTCGTCGATGATGCAGAAGATGGCGGGCATCTCGCGGGTCGGTCGGTTCGGGCGCTGAAGGGCCGGGATGGTGTAGCGACGGCTGGCCTCCTCGAAGGCCGTGGCCAACATTTCCAGGGTGTCGTTCGTGCCGTGCGCGATGTAGCCCTCGGTCGGCTGGTGGCCGTGTTTCAGCGGCTCCAACCTCGGCGAGAGCAGGTCGTTGAGCTTCCAGTTCCCTCCGACCCAGGCGACGCCGTTGTAGCTGGCGGCGATGCGGTCAAGGAGGACGCTCAGGAAACTGGACTTGCCGACCTGGGTCATCGCGACGATCTCGACGTGGAGCTTGAGCAGGTTGATGACGATCGGCTCGCCGTTCTCCCACTGGCCGATCTCGAAGTCCTCGGCGATATCCACTGGCCCCTGCGGAGGGATGTACGGGATGACCTTGGCCAGCACGGCGCTGTCCCGGGATCGTTCGATGCGCATCTGGAACTGGCCAGCCTGCTGCAAGCGGTAGAGCTTGACCGCGTCGGCGGGCAGAGTCATGCCGTTGTCGAGCCGGTTGGCTTCGACAGCGATCTTCTCCTCGATCCCAGCCTCGGTGATCTTCGAGAGTGAAGCACTGGGGACGGCGATACCCACGGTTTCGTTGCCGAGCTTGTCCTGGGCCGGGGCGCTGGTCTTGGCACCCCGGACGCCGGCTGCGTCGAGAACCCGCTCCCAGAAGTTCATGTCCGCGATCCGCTGTTCTTCCTCGAGCTGCGCGTGGTGGACGTCGTCGCGATGATCGAGCCAGTGCGTCATGAGGCCGGTGGTGTACCAGGTCAGGATGGTTCCGCCCGCGAGCGCGCCGAGGCTGGCGAGGCTGTTGGGGTGACCGGTGGTCTGCGCCCAGGTGGTCCAGGCGGTCGCTCCGGCTCCGATGGTGGCCGCGACCATCTTGGCCATGCCGCGGAAGAAGCCGGTCGTCTTCTTGTTGTTGCGGTAGATGTGGTGGACGCCGACGACTGCCAGCGCGGTCGCGCAGCTGCCGCCGAGGGCGACGTGCCAGGCGGCAATGTCTTCCACGTTGGTCAAAAGGAAGGTGGAGCAGGCCCACGTCCCGACACCTCCGGTGACGGAGTAGGCGAACGCGCTGGGGAGCGTGTGCGGTTCGTCGTGGGGGCGGGGCATGGGCTCCTCTTTCTCTGCGGGGTTCTGGCGGGTAAGGCGGAGCCGGACCCGCGAGGGGCAGGTCCGGCTCCGGATCGGGTGCTAGGCCCTTTCGGTCCAGTGCTGGGCGTTCGGCTTGGTTTCCGTCTTGTCGCGGAACTCAAGCTCGGTGGCGTGGGTGGCGTCGAAGGTGCCTCGCTGCCCATCGGCCTCGCTGCTGGCGGCGTGCATGAGGTTGCCGAGGGCATCGAGCCCGTCCGCGACGATCGGCGCATAGGGCAACGTCTCTGAGATCTCCACGCCCTTGGCATGGAAGGCTGCCGCGACCTCGCTCAGACCTTCGGGGAGCCCTTCGAGGAAAGCTTGGGTGTCTTCGGGGGTCTGGGGCTGCCAGGTGCGGATCTGGTCGGCGACGGCGCTCCAGTCCATCTGATTCGTCACGGTGGGGTCCCTTCGTACTAGTCCGTATCCGGATCCGGGTCCGAAAACGGGCGTTGGTGCTGGTGAAACGGGGTGGGAAGCTGGGGCACGGCCTCGTCCGGTTCCCTTCAGGGGATGGGGCGGGAGGTTCATGCCGAGCGGGTCCGCCGGTGGTGAGGGCGGGATCGGGATGGCGGCGGCCGGGATGGGCGCCGGCTGCGGCAGGGCGGCCGGTGGGCGCCGGATGAACATGTCGGAGAACGGCGCGACGAGGGCCTGGACGACGCTGCCGCTGCGGACGCCGTTGCCGACTCTGGTGGCGGTCCACATCCAGGCGGCGGCGGTGCCGCGCCCGAGCGGTCCGCGGTGCAGACGGGCGATGCGGCGGCCGAGCCGCCCCATGCGCTTGGCGAAGCGCTCGATGCTGCGGACCTCGCTGCGCCTCTGTCGGTACCGGCGGTCGCGGGCCGTGTTGTCCTTGCGGATGCGGCGACCACGTCGCTTCTGCGCAGCGTCGGTTGCGCGCTGCGCGGCGCGCTGGCTGGCGCGGATACGTCGTTTCGCCGCGCGGGTTTCCGCACGGTGAAGCCGGGTGGCGGCCCGGCGGGACGGCGTGGTCCGACGCGCGGCCGGTGCGATCGCGGCCGCGGCTCGACGTCGCGCGGTCGCGGCCTTGCGGGCGGCTTTCGCGGTGGTGGGCTGCCGGGTTCCGGGGGCGTGGTGACCGGAGGCGAACTGGCCGCGCGCGTTGCGGCGCTGCGGGCCGAGCGGCTTCCAGAAGCCGTTGCGGGCGCTCTGCCCGGCGAGGGCGCGCTGGTGGCGGCGCCCTTGCGGGGGCGACGTCCGGCGGACCATCCGGCGATGCCGGGTGTGCCGGTTTTCCGCATTCGGCGGGTCGCGCCGACCGGGGCGGCGGCGCGGCGGGCGGCGTTGGTGGCTGCGCGGGCGCGGCCGCGGGCGATGAGGGAGCGGCGCGCGGCGCTGCCGGGCGCGGCCGCC